CCAGCGCCGGGCGGTGGATATGTAAGTACACTACCATTCCCGATCGATGTGATCCAGTCTCCGGCGGTAGGAGTCGGAAAGGCTGTATTTGGTATGGCAAAGCTTTACTTCATGGGATCTGGAATCGAAAATAACGGAAGAATCCTGTATTCAGATGATTACAGATTCCTGGAAGATGAAAGGGTTTACCTGATCAAAATGTATGGTCATGGATTTGCAGTAGATGATAATGCCTTCATGCTTTTGGATATCAGTGATCTGCAGCCAGCACATTATGAAGTGGAAGTTGTTCCAAGTGTAGAAAATGTGGAAAATGCAAATCTTGCAGATTTCAAGGTAGGGGGACATACACTGACACCGGAGTTCGCAGAAGGAACATTAACATACACTTTGACAACAACGGATGCATCAAATACGGTGCAGGCGGTAATTGCAGACAGTACTGCAGAACTGGAATTGACATACAATGATAAACCGATTGCAAACGGCAGCAGAGTTACATGGGCTTCTGGGGCTGGAAATGTTGTGAAAGCAAAAGTGACAGACGGAAAGACAACCAAGACATATCAGGTGACAGTAACGAAGAATGAGGGATAATCATGAGTGATCTTTTAGAAGATGTGAAGAATTTTCTGGATATTACATGGGATATGGATATCAGGGAGCGTAAAAAGCTCTCTGGTATCGTAGAGAGAGGAAAAGCGTACCTTGAGGGCAAAATAGGATTTTGTGATTTTGAAAGCGAAACACAAGAAAAAGAGCTGCTCTTAAATTACTGCATGTATGCAAGAGCTGGTCAGGTAGATGAGTTTATTCAAAATTATAAATCAGAAATCATATCACTGCAGATGCGCAGTTTTCGAAGAAAAGCGGGTGGATGCAATGCCGAGACGTAAGGATACAAAGTTTACCACATTTAACGATGGATCACTGGATATATGCAGCGTAAAAGGCCGGAAGATTGTAGAGACCAGGCAAGCTGGAATTCGATTCGGATTTCGTACAGTTGGAATCAAACGGTTCTATGAGGCAAAGGTATTATCCAATCAGATTGACGAAGTAGTTGCAATTCTGCCAGTAGAAGACATTTCTACGATGGACATCTGCATAATCGGAGAAAAGCAGTACAAGATCATACAGATCCAGAATAAATATGATGCAGCGCCACCTTGTTTACTGCTTTCTCTGGAAAGAGTAGTAACGACTTATGAGGATGTGAGAAACCATGCCGAAAATTAATATTGATCAGTTCGCAATCGAAGTCATGCAGGAGTTAGATGCGTATCGTGAGGATGTACAGGAAGCAGTGGAAAAAGCAGTGAAAGAGACAGCGAAGCAGACAGCTGCGGAATTACGTTCCATATCACCAGAAGGAGATACCGGTGAATATGCAAAGCACTGGAGCTATAAACGAGATAAAAATTTGAGTGGAAGGCACCGCTATGATATGGTGGTGTATTCCAAAAAGCCGGAATACCGAATTACACATTTGCTGGAAAAAGGACACGCAAAGAGGAATGGTGGAAGAGTGGACGGGATCCCGCATATCAAAATTGCAGAAAAGCACGCAAAGGAAATTCTACAGGAAAGGATAGAACGCTATTTATGACAAAGGAGAGGATAGAAGCAATTCTGGATGCACTGGAAATTGAATATCGGTATCATCATTTCGAAGAACGTGAGGCGGTGAATCCTCCTTTTATTTGCTGGTTGATTCCGGAAACGAGAAATTTTTCCGCAGATGGGAAGGTATATTTTAAATCAGACAAAGTTGATATTGAACTGTACACAGATGAAAAGGACTTTGAACTGGAGGAACGTGTAGAAGCGGCACTTGATGCAGCAGATCTCTTCTGGCAGAAAAGTGAACAGTATATTAAATCAGAAAATATGTATGAAGTATTATATGAAGTGGAGGGCTAAGTAAGGAAAGAAAGACAGGCAACAAAAAAGGATAAAGTCAAATTCAATATCCATAATGCGCATGTTGCGCTTTTGCAGGAGAGTGAGACGGGAGAAATTACATTTGATACACCGTTTGCGGTACCTGGATCCGTATCGCTTTCACTGGAAGCACAGGGAGAACTGACACCGTTTTATGCAGATGGAATCAAGTATTATGTTTCTTCTTCCAATAGCGGATATGAGGGAGACTGGGAAATGGCGCTGATCACGGATGAGTTCCGGGAAAAGATTTTGAGTGAATACATTGACAAGAACAAAGTCATGCTGGAGGAAGCGACTGCAAAAGTAAAACGGTTTGCGCTGGGATTTGAAATTGACGGAGATGTGAGGGGAACACGGTTCTGGTTCTATTGCTGTACCTCTACACGTCCTACAACAGAATCCAGCACAACAGAGGACGCGATTGAACCTACAACTGACACTGTCACAGTTTCTGCATCCGCTGTACAGCTTGGAACAGCTAAGAAAATGGCAGTTCGGGCAAAGACAACAGCAGATACAACAGATGACTTATACGAAAAATGGTTTGATAAGGTGTACATTCCAGATCAGGAAGTTGCAGCATAAAAGGAGAACAGGATGAGAAAGACGATCACAATCAATGGAACAGAATATAAATTCAAAAGTTCTGCCGCAATCCCACGGATTTATCGACTGAAATTTGGGAGAGATATTTTTGTAGATATGCAGAAAATTGAAAAGCAGATCAAGATCCAGGAAAAACTCAAAGACGAGATGCAGAAAAAATGCGCAAAAGAAGGTACAGAATTTGATGAAAGTAAGTTTGAAAGCGGAATCCCGATCGAATCACTGGAAATGTTTGAAAACATTGCATTTCTGATGCATAAACATGGCGATCCTAACCAGCCGGACGATATCAACGAGTGGTTGGATCAGTTCGAGACATTTGATATCTATGAGATTCTGCCGGAAATCATGGAAATGTGGAAGTCAGAAAATAAACAGATGTCAGGTCCAAAAAAAAAGAGAGGGAAATAGATCGTGAGGTCAATACCGCATTGTTCATGCTTCGATGTGCACAGTGCGGTATTTCTATTTCTGATTTAGACCTGTTAAGCATTGGAATGATCAACGATATGTTTATCGAAATGAAGAATGATGAGTATGATTATCCGAAAATTGCAACACAGGCGGATATTGATGCACTGTAAAGGAGGGATGTAAGGGCAGGGAGCAGAATAAAAGGAATTACCATAGAGATTGGCGGCGATACTTCCAAGCTGGAAAAGGCACTGTCCGGTGTTGACAAAAAACTGTACGGTGTAGAACAGTCATTAAAAGATGTCAATAAATTGCTGAAGCTGGATCCCACGAATACGGAATTGCTGAATCAGAAGCAGAAGTTGCTGCAGCAGTCGATCAGTGAAACGAAAAACAGGCTGGAAACTTTAAAACAGGCAAGCGAACAGGCAGCAAAAACCGCCGGAAATTATGATGCTTGGAAAGAGGCGTATACTCCGATTCAAGAGGAGATTGTAAAGACAAACAAAAAATTAGATGAATTAAAAAAGAAGCAGAAATCATCGGAAAAAATCGGAGAAATAAATACGCAAGAGTATGATAAGTATCAGAAGAAAATTGAAAGCACAGAGAAAAAATTAGAGAGCCTTGTTACGAAAAAAGAGAAAGTAGAGAAAAGTAACAATATAAATGTAGAGCAGTATAATAAACTGCAAAAAGAAATAGAAGAAACTACATATTCTTTAGATGAATTAAAGAGAAAACAAAAAGATGTTTATAACGAAAGAATATACAATAGTGTTGATTACAAGCTATTTAGTGATGAAATAGCGGAAACCCAAATAAAGTTGAAGGAATTAAATGCACAGAAAAAGCAAGTAGATGATGAATTTGGAAAGCCGATCAGTCCAGAAGGATTTGATTCTCTTCAAAGAGAGATTGTTGAGACAGAACAGAAACTGAAATCACTAAAAGAGACTACAGGAAGTGCAAGTGCGAATCTTGCAAAAGTATCTGTGGTATCCGGAGAGTTTGGAAATAAGGTCAAAGGAGTGGGACAATCGTTGCTGCCGGTAACGGGGGCGTTGACAGGTGTCGGGGCTGCATCTACTGTTATGGCAAATAATTTCAACGATGCAATGAGTCAGGCGGCGGGAGCACTTGATAAGCCCATGTCTGAAATGGAAGATCTAAGACAGCTTGCAATCCAGACCGGACAGGATACAGTCTTTTCTGCAACTGATGCAGGAAATGCGATCACAGAACTGGCAAAAGGTGGTTTGACAGAAGCCGACATTAAAGCAGGGGCATTAAAAACTACAATGGACCTTGCGGCATCTTCCGGGATGGATCTTGGAGAGGCAGCAAATGTTGTTGTACAGGCAATGGGAGCGTTTGGTCTATCTGCGAATGAGTCTGCAGAAGCGGCAAACGCTTTGGCCGGGGCAGCAGCTGCATCTTCTACGGATGTAGAACCTCTCACACAGGCACTGGCACAGTGTTCTGCTGGAGCAAAAAACGCTGGATGGTCTATACAGGAAACAACAGCGGTTTTGGCTCGTTTTGCAGATGCGGGAATTGAGGGAAGCGATGCGGGAACATCTTTAAAAACCATGCTCCAGAGGCTGGCGGCACCAACAGATAGCGCTGCAACAATGATTGAACAGCTTGGAATACAGACAAGAGATTCCAATGGGGATCTCCTTGGAGCTTCAGAGATTGCTGAGGAGTTGCAGAATAAACTTGGAGGTTTGGATTCGGCATCCAGAGATGCGGCGTTATCGACAATCTTCGGATCCGATGCAATGCGAGCCGCTACTGTGATGATGGATAGCGGGACTGAAGGGATTCAGAAATATATCAATGCGGCAAATGATCAGGAAGCAGCACAAAGGCTGGCCAATTCTCAGATGAGTGATGGATCAAGAGCAATCGAGGAATTAAAAGGATCTCTGGAAACCGCAGCGATTCAGATCGGAGATACACTGGCACCAATTGTCCAGAAGGTAGCAGAACTTATTACCGCACTTGTCAATAAATTTTCAGCACTACCG